GATGGGGATGGTAATCCTAGGTTGTGGATAGACGCCACGCCAACTGTATTTATAGGAGATATGGATAACTGGGCTGGCGACAGGATCGCTATTACAGGGCGTGTCGTAGCTTCTGAATCTTATTCAATAGCAGTGCGTGGTGGAGAAACCACGAATAACGCTATGCGAGTTTTCTACACGGGGACTGGCAGTCAAGTTGGCGGAATTACTTTTACTAGCAGCTCAACATCTTTTAACACATCCTCTGACTACCGCCTAAAAGAAAACGTAGTTGAGCTAACGGGCGCAACAGATCGCCTCAAGCAACTCAATCCATCACGTTTTAACTTCATTGCAGACGCAGACACAACTGTTGATGGCTTCATTGCACACGAAGTTCAAGCTGTTGTGCCAGAGGCTATCACAGGCACAAAAGATGCAGTCGATGCAGATGGCAAACCTGTTTACCAAGGCATTGACCAAAGCAAGCTAGTGCCACTCTTGGTCGCTACAATTAAAGAACTAGAAGCACGGATCACTGCCCTAGAAAACGCATAACATTAGTCAGAAAAGGAGAAAGACATGACTGATACACCAACCACAGAAGAAATCGCACAACACTACACAGCGATGGGTCACTCTGTTGACTTGCTAAACGCTGGACAACCAGAAGGCATGGACGATGACGAATGGGCTGACACTGTGTCACGCAACGTAGAGCATCTGGAACTCATGGTAGCCAAAGACTTCTGGACTACAGAAGATATGACTGCTGCTAATGCAGCTATTGCGGCTAATACATAATGTCTGAAGATAGCTGGCACTTGAGCAAGTCTGTACCGATTACACTGATCTTTGGCTTACTTGTTCAAGGGGCAGCTATCGTATGGACAGTTAGTATGATGATGTCTGATATTGAAGCTAACAGAGATGACATCATGTCCTTACAACAACGCATGGCCCGTATAGAAACTTCGGTACATGAACAAGCAGTATCACTAGCACGTATAGACGAAAACATAAAAGCAATAAGATCATCAGTAGAAAAGATGGCAGACAGAAATGAATAATAAGGTTTGCCATAATGATAGAAGTATTAGCTTTAGCAGGTGCAGTTAGCCAAATAAGTGGTGCTATTTCTAGTGCTATAACTGCAGGTAAAGATATGAGCAGTCTCATGCCTAAGTTTGGTGAGTTAGCCAAGCTAGAGAGTGAGATACAGATAGCTGAGAAGGGTCAACACAAAGGCCCACTAGGTAGGCTAAGCTCATCTGAGGAAGAGGGCTTCGCTATAGCACAAGCTAAGATGAAGCACAAAGAAGCAATGGATGAGTTACGCCAAGCTTGTAGACTATTTGGACCACCGGGAATGTGGGATTTAGTTGTAAAAGAGCAAGCTGCGGCTAGACAAAGACACAAAGATGCGTTAGAATTACAAGCGAAGCAACGAGACAGATTGTTCTGGGGTATATCACTAGCTATCGGAGTAGTACTATTCTTAGGTGGTACGGGTGCAATGATCTGGGGTCTTAACGAAGTAGTAAATGGATAAAGAATAATGGCAAAGACGTTCAAAGGTTTCACTAACCAACAAACACATCAACTCCTTAAGGAGATGGGCTTTACTGGCCCAGCGCAGAAGGATGAGATGGATGCTTTCTTGGCGTCTAGTCCCAGTGCTGCATCTAAGTTAGGTCGCTATAACGAGATTGCTAAGCAACGTGTAGAGGGTGGACCTATGTCTGGCATGGGTATGCAAGAAGGTGGTAGTACAACACCTGAAGGTTATAAGTCTGTGTCTAGAATAACACCTGATGAAACTGAAGAAAGTACAAGAACTATAGATGACGGGCCCATGTCGGGAAGCCCTGATTACGTCATTGGCCTACCGGGTTCTGAGGAACAGTTACCAGAAGACCAACTAACTCCCCCAGAAGGCTCTCAAGTTATTGTAGAGGGTACGCCTACCCCTGAAACTACTCAACCCTCTGTAGACCTAGATACAGCACAGCAATCCTACAGCGATGCTATGGGTCAACTTACAGAAGCACAGAAAACATTAAATGAGGCTGAGATTCCTGAGGGTTCTTCCATTGATGAAGAGACTAATAGACTACCTAATGCTTCTTACGAACAGATACTAGAAGAAGTAGGCCGTTTTACTAGCGATCTAGATTCTTACGTAGGGGGGTTTGAGCCTTTTCAGACGGATAGCTTTAAGTCTTTAGTGGCTAGTGGTAATATTCCAGAAGACCCTAGTGATTACGAGATAGAAGAAATAGGATCAGATGGCAACGAAAAGAAGTTTAAAATAAGTTACCCTAACGGTCAATCTATAGAGTACTCAACTTCTAGTATAGCTTTGATTAACAGTAAAGATGACGTAGCTGGTATGTTTGCTCAAGGTCTTAATCAGGCTAAAGGTAGTAAAATATACAGTGAAACTAATGCATACAACCAACTCCTTGAAAACGTAGCAGATGCAGATACATTAGTTACACAAACACAAGCTGATGTATCAACTAAGCAGAAGCAGTTTGAAACTACAGATATACCATCCACTAGTGAAGCTCTAGGTAAAGCTATTACGTCACCTAGTTCTGTATTATCACAACCTACCGTGTATGGCTTGAAGGTAGAGAACAACCAGCTTATTGATGAAGGTACTGGACAGGTAGCAACAGCCGCTTCACTTCTAGTTAAGCAAGCACAAGCTGCAGATGCAGTAGAGGATCCTGCAGTTAAAGCTACCCTAGCTTACTTAGATGGCTTAACTGAAGAAGAGAAAGCTGCTAAGTACCCTATGCCTGAACCTCCTTCGCTAACTCTTTTTCAGCGCCTTTTAGGGGGTACTATAAGTGACGCAGAGAAAACAGAATACGACAAGGCCGTAGCTGGTGTACATGCTCGCATTGAGCAAGATGCTATAGCTGGCCGTGCTGAGACATACGATGCTAAGACTTCTATAGATGACGTAAGAACGGAAGTTGAAAAAGTAACTGCGGCTGTAGGCGTTTTATCTGAAGACGCTAAAATGACAGCGGCTAATATGACGCCCGGTGATTTAGCTCAGCTTCAAGGTGAGTTCAAAGACCCAGCTAAGTTAGACTCTTATAACGTAATACTAACAGAAGATGATGTAGTTCGCATAAATGAAGAACGTACCCGTATGCAAGCAGGTATGGCAAATGCATTAGCTACAGGTAATACAGCAGCCTATGAAGATATTAAAGCTGCATATGAGCAAGCAGGTGCAGCAGTACAGAAAGCTTACGAGACAGGTACTGTAGTAGGAGATTTAGAAGAGGACGAAAGGCAGTACCCTGCTGCGGCTAAGTTTGATTCGTACACTACAAGTGAAGAAGTAACAGCAGATGCACCAGACGAGATTGAAGCTGCAGAGTTTGAAACGGAGACTCCTAAAGCTACTGCTGAAGTAGATTACGATCTACCGCCAACTGAGGTAGCTAAGGTTGAAGAGAGCGCAATACAAGATGCTGCTAAGTTTGACGAATACGCTACTGCCCCAGAGAAGAAATCAGAGTACGTACCTGATGTAACTGCAGAAGAGACTACTGTAGGTGAAGACGAAATAGCTGACATTAACGACATCTTAAACAACGAAGAAGTTATCGTTACAGCTAAAACACTTGAAGCTCTGAATGAAGCATCTACAGCTAAGGCTGCTACAGCTACCTTTAGCCAGCAACTAGAAGCTAAATCTATTACGGGTACTGTATCAGGCAACGCTACTGTGCAAGGTCAGATGGAGAAGCTTATGGCTTCCTTCAATGATGGCACACCTGCATGGGCTGCTGGTGCTCTACGTAAAGCTAATGCTGCCATGACTGCTCGTGGTTTAGGTGGTAGCTCTATGGCTATGGCTGCTATTGCACAAGCCACTATAGAGAGTGCATTACCTATTGCACAGCAGGATGCTGCTACCTTTGCAGCTATGGACATGGAGAATGTTCGTAATGAGCAAGCCGTAGCTCTAGCTAACGCTGCAGCAGCACAGAACTTTGAGTTAGCTAACCTGTCTAACGAACAAGCTGTACGTATTCAGAACAGCATGAACAATGCTAACTTACAACTGCAGAACTTATCTAATGAGCAAGAAGCTGTCCTTGCTATGGCGGGGTTTAAAGCCTCACTACAAGGGCAGGAGCTAAGCATCAGTGCTAACGTAGCGCTATCTAATGCAGCACGTTACGCTGCAGTGAACGACATCAACTTGACTAACCGTCAGCAAACTACATTGCTTAAGTCTACGCAGAACTTAGAAGTAGAGATGGCTAACCTGTCTAACTCACAGCAAACAGCCTTATCTAACTTGCAAGTGCAAGCTTCTATGATGGGTCAAGAGTTGACTAACGAGCAACAAATGGCTGTGCTAGAAAGTACACAAGCCTTTGAAACTAACATGCAGGATGCTACAAACAAGCAACAAGCGTTCATTCAAGATGCTGTAGCTAAGGCTGCTATGGAAGGTCGTGTATTAGACAACAAACAACAGACTGCTCTGTTTAACATTTCTAATCAAGTAGCTGAGCGTGGCATTGAGCTAAACAACGAACAGCAGACTCGTATCTTTAACATGAGCAACAAGATGACTATTGACGTAGAGAACCTCTCTAGCCGTCAGCAGACTGCACTAGCTAATGCTCAGATTGAAGCTACTATGAAAGGCCAAGAGCTTAGCAATAAACAGCAATCAAACGTTATTAAAGCTGAGCGTATTGCTGAAGTAGCTAACATGAACTTCACTGCTGAGCAGTCTCGTGCTTTACAGAACGCACAACTAACACAGACTGTAGACTTAGCTAACTTATCTAATGCACAAGCTAAGCTGTTAGCTGACTGTGCTGCTCTAAGTGATGTTGACATGGCTAACCTTAGCAATAACCAACAAGCTGCAGCACAGCAAGCACAAGCCTTCCTAGAGATGGACATGGCTAACTTAGATAATGAGCAACAGGTTGTTATGTTTGAAGCTCAGTCATTAGTGCAAAGCATCTTCTCAGATCAAGCTGCAGAGAATGCTCAGCTACAGTTCAATGCTGAGAGTATCAACCAAGTCAATCAGTTCTATGATAGCATGACTACACAGGTACAGCAATTCAATACAGCACAAGCTAATGCTATGGAGCAGTTTAACGCTGGTGAAGAGAACTCTATGACTAAGTTCCAAGCTGAGCTTGATAACCAACGTGATATATTCAACGCCTCTAATGAACTTGTGATTGCTCAAGCTAACACCGTGTGGCGTCAGAGTGTAGCTACAGCTAACACTGCAGCACTTAATGAAGCTAATATGACTGAGGTTATGGCAGCTAACAACTTGACTATGACAGCTTTAAATGAGTTATGGCAACAAGAGCGTGACTTGATGAACTTTGCTTGGAAGTCTTCAGAAAACGTAATGGAGAGAGATACAGCTTTAGTAGTAGCTAAAGTAAAGGCTGACTCTAGTGGAAGTGATGCAGGCAGTAATATACTTGAGGCAGGTGCAGCTAAGTTTATTTCTAATCTTATCGATAACATTCTACCTGTATAATAATAAGGATTACACTATGACTATGACAAGCGCAGCATATGATGCCTTAATAGCTGACATCTTAGGGGGGCTTGATGCAGATAAAGCTGTTGAGAAGCCACCTCAAGGTTTAGGTGCTATGACAGGTAGAGCAGGTACAAGCGCCCCTGCAGAAGCCTCTACTGAAACGGAAGCACCTAGTAGTCAAGCTGCTGTTAATAAATTCATGAAAGCTATTGCTGCACAGCGAGGCTCTAGAGCACCTGCATTTGTTGAGAAGTCCTATGACCCCTTAACGTTTACCTCAGAGCACATACAGAGAGCAGGTCTTAGTGTTATGGATGCTCTAGCTATGGCTATAGAAAGCCCAGAGCCAGACAAGATAAAAATACCTGTAGGTGAAGATCTTAAAGGTAACTACTTCAAAGACGCTGAAGCAGCCCTATCAAAGATGAAGAGTTCTGCGAAAGATAGTAGTTTAGATATGAGAGCCGCCAGTCTTACTAGAGGCATGACATCTAAGCAGACTGACACACAGCCTACTGTTAGTACTGATACAAGGCTTGATAGATTTGATTCACAGGGTGATGTTAGAGATCTACCTGCTCTAGATGATGAAGATGCACCTGAGTTAGATACACGTAGCAATGAGTTGTTAGATAAAGAACTGCCCAGCGCTGGGCTTGGTAGTAGGCCTGTAGCGGAAGGGGTATTACCCCTTTCTAAAGGAGAGATAAGAGATGATGACTTTGAACCACCTAAAGAAGAAGTTAAAGAGGTAAAAAGAATAAAAAGTACACAGAAAACTTTAAACGATCTAGGGTTTAAAGCGGGTGCTGCTGATGGTAAATTAGGAGGAGGTACTAGACGAGCAGTGCGTAAATTTCAAAAAGCAAACGGTTTAGAAGTAACAGGTATCATTACACCTGAAGTGTTAACTGTTATTAGATCTAATGAAGCTGTTCAATACCCTGACCCACCAAAACCCGATGCTAAAGTAGAAAATATATCCGACTCAAACTTTGAAGTGTTTAAAGAGGCAGTAGCTCAAAAAGAAAGTAGTGGTAGATATAATATAATGGGAGGGGCAAACGATCACTACGTTGGCCGCTATCAAATGGGTAAATCCGCTCTGGCAGACGTAAAGTATGACTACGGAAAAAGAGAAGCACTATTGCAGGATAATAAAAAGCAAGATGAATTGTTTAAAAAGTATACCTTACAAAACCATAGGCACTTAACTAAAAACTCAGGAGCATACAGAAGTATGTCTGAAAAAGAAAAACTTGGGGTATTAGGGTATGCTCACAATCAGGGAGCTACTGCTGCAGAGGAGTGGTTATACACAGGTGTATCAGGTAAAGATGCCTTTGGCACTCTAGGTAATGAATATACTTCTTTAGTAGCAGATGCTTTTACTAACCTATCCTCTGTACCTGATCCTTTAGCATCCATTCGTCCTAGAGCAAGGCCTGATACAAGAATAGCGAGTAACTAATGTTTGGCTTACCCTTAGAACTCATAACCATGCTCTTCTCTACTGTGTTAGGTGGGGTGATGTCTGTCATTGGGCAGAACCAAAAGAACAAACTAGAGCAACAGAAGATGATGCTCCAGACAGCAAGCTTCAAAGCAGACCAAGTTAACGCAGCTAGAGATGCAGGTAAGAACGACAAGCACTTCGCTTGGACACGTAGACTTATAGCTTTATCTGCAGTATTCAGCATTATTGTCTTGCCAAAGCTAGTAGCAGTGTGGTATCCTGAGGTTGGTGTGATCGTAGGCTACACAGAAGCAACTGGCGGTTTCTGGAACTGGCTATTCGGACCAGCAGAGACAGTACAGTGGCGCACAGCACAAGGCTTTGTAATCACTCCACTAGATACACACATAGTATCAGCAATCATAGGCTTGTACTTCGGTGCAGGTTTCACTAAATAATAAGGTAAATGACATGATAGCCTCTAAGTTTAATGGGCCTGTTCCGGGCAACTCTTTAACAAGTAAACCCGGAGAGCGCAGATGGGAACGTCCACCTGAAGTTAATACTGCAGAGGATGCGCTTGTATATTACATGAAGGGTTTTTCTAAGCCTGACGTTATAGATGACCTGTTAATAGCGCTTGAAATAGGCATGCCAGTTAAACCTATGGTTGAGAGTATGTATATATCTAACACTATGAAAGGCATACACTCATTAGATGTAGGGCTACTTATAGCACCCGCACTTGAAGAGTTTATTGCTGCTACTGCTGAGTCGTATGATGTACCTTTTAAGATGACTAACAAAGATGCTAAAAGTATATCAGATGCAAAAGAGAATGAGCGCATCTCTATGTTACTAGATGCTGCACTAGCTAAGTCAGGCTCTGATCCAGCAGAGGATGAGGGAGCAGCTATGCTATTGCAAATGTCTGAGGCTTTGGATGCTGTGACTGAGATGGAAGCACCTATGGAAGAGGCTCCTGAAGAAGAGGGTGCTCCTATGGAAGGTGAAGCAATGGAGCCTTCAATGACTGAAGAAACTGCTGTAGAGCAAACCCCTGCCCCTGCGGGTGGTGGTCTAATGGCAAGAGGGTAATACTATGGGATTTGATACTAAAGCGTTTCTAGGCTACTTCTTAAATGAACAAGCTGGCAGCATGGAAAGACGTAGAGAAAAGGCTGACATCTTTGAAGAAGAAGAACGCCAAGAGGCAGAGCAAAGTCGCAGAGAGATACAAAGACGTAGGACTATTGTTGATGGCTTAGTTAGTGAATCTAAAAGACTTGAGCAACTAGGTGTTACCCCTGCTCAAATTAAAGCAGCCACAGCCTCTGGCCCTCAAGGATTAATGAACTTATCTAAGGCTGTACAAGCAGAAGTAAAAGCTCGTGGAGGAATGTCTCGTTTAAGCGAGTACGATATATCTGCTTTAATAGATGCTTCAGCTATTAGTCCTGCCTATGATAAAATGGACTACAGAGAGTTCTTATCCCGTACTATGGGTTTAACTTCTCCCGATCAAACACCTGAAGTAGATGACCGTACCATGTTACAAAAGGCTTTGGGTTTTGATCAAAAGAAAGCTATTAGGGCTAAGCTAGATGCACAAAAGACAGCAGGTGGCTACTCTGTTCTTGACGTAAATGAGATGGCTCGTGGACAAGCCTACTCAAGTTTAATGCCGGGAGCTTACGCTACGTTCTCACCGGGATCTTTGTACGATAGTGAGTCAGCGTTAAAAAGCTACACTTTAGCTGCATCAAAGATTAATAAAGCTTTAGATGAAGACCCTGTTTACCTAGGTCTTAAAGCGACAGGCGATACAGCAGCCATGCAAGAGTACAGACAGAATGCATTCAAGCCCTTTGCATTAGCGCAATTCAAGAAGTACGGAATGGCGTCAGCTAAAGATCCTGTACTGAACTGGTCTAGTGTAATAGGAGAGGCTAACTATAAAACTTTGCTACAAGAAATACCAGATGGTAGTAAGCAAATCGTAGCTGACTTTGAGAATCAACTTGGTGAAACTAGAGAGATTACAGAAACTGGACCTAATGGTCAATCGTATACCCTTACAATTGGGGCTGCTGGCGTAACTAAACTGGTACTAACTCCTGCGCCAAACACAGCGGGGCAACCTAAAACTCTAACAGATCAAGATGAAATAAATTCTGCACTAAACAAGTTCAACAAAGCAGGTCTTATGGACACGACAACATTACAGCTTCTACAGGCGGGTCAATCACCAACAGACCTACCTAGTGGGGCAGCATCTGATGAAGTCGTAGATAGAACCATGCCTACAGGACTAGGTGCATCTGACTTAGGAGATGCCCCTGCAGTAGACGTAGATAGTATAACGGCTCCTGAGACTGCCGATGAGTTTAAGGTTAACGGTGTAACTTACGATGAGTGGCAGAGTATGTCCCGAAAGGAACGCAAAGATAAAGGTCTACCTCAAGGTGAGTTAGGTGCCCAGTTTAAGTTCAAGCGTTTCCAGAAAGGCTTAGGTATTAACACTGCTGCAGATCAATCCGTAGCAACCTTTGCTAACATGGGTAAAGCACAAACTAATATTGCTAGTATAGAAGAAGATGCTGTTGTTACAATTGGTGACACGGATTATAAAGTTAAAACCTTTGATGGTGAGAAGTACTTTGAAGAGTTAAGCACAGGATCTATGCAAGAAAAAGATGTTGATGTTATATTTAGATCTGCTCTAAAGGGAATACTAGAAGAGATGCGAGGTAAAGACTTAGAAGACTTCCCTTTCATACTGCAAGATTATGCCTTTGATAATGACCTGCCAGATGATGTAGTGAATAGATTAGGTGAAGAGTATGACACTATAGAAGCTAAACTAAGAGATGCAGGGCTTTAATAATGACTCAAAGCATAGATGATATATTTAAAGAAGTGTATGGCGATGCAGGTCTTGGTGTTTTTAAAAAAGCTCCTGAAGATGATTCACCTACAGTAGACTTACGAACACAGGAAGAGCTTGATGTAGACTCTTTTGTATCTAGCTTCACAGGTAAAGATACACCTGTAACTGAGAGTGCCTTTGAGAGTTCTGTACCTTCAGATCAAAAGCTTAAACAAGCAGACTTACTAAAGCCTCAGAACCTTAATACTATTCGTGAGTACATGATAGCTAAGAAGGGCGTTGACTATGAAACAATAGATGACGCTACTGTAGTTGATGACTTTGTAGAGGATATGCGTTGGTTCAACACTAACACTGTCTCTACTGCAGGTGAAGTAGTCTTCATGAATAGGGCTAACGAGCGTCAGAAACAAGTCGCTGGTGAGGCTTATAAGCTTTATGATAGGTTAGGTAGCTTTTGGAATAATGATGGCTTGTACGGAAAAGCAGAGGGTATCTACGACTACGTTACTGCTGCAGCATCTGACCCATCTAACTACATAGGTTTGCTGACAGGCGGTCTATTTAAAGCGGGTACTGTAACTATTGCTCAGGGCGGTAAGGTAGCTATTAAGAAAGCTGCTGAAGCTGCTGCTAAGAAGGCTGCACAAAGTGGTGCAACTAAAGAGGCTGCAGAGAAAGCGGGGAAAGAAGCTGCTGAAGCTGTAGCTAAAAAGCTAGAGAAGATGGAGCTTAGTAGTGCAGCTACAAAGAAAGCTAAAGAGCAAGCTGTAGAAAATGCTAAGAAACTTACTATAGCTAAGAGTGAACAAGCTGCAGCTAACTTGGTTAAAGCACAGAAAGCTAAGACATCTAATAGGAATGCTCTAATTGCCACCGCTATAACAGATGGTGCAGTAGCCTATGCTCAAGACGGTGCTATTCAAGACATTTATATTGAGGCAGGATACCAAGATAAGTTTAACCGTATGCAGTCTGCCATGACTACTGCTATGGGTGGCTTAGTTGGCCCTGCTGCTCAGTACACCTTTGGTAAACTTAAAGGTACGTCTGGTTTTGAGAAAGCCTCTGATGTACTAGACATAGCTAAACGTACTGGGCCTATGGAAGACTTCTTACCTATGCTTGAGAAGAAGAACCAAGAGAAAGCTAAGAAGGCGGTACGAGCAGCTTACGATTCTTGGAATAAGAAGGTAGCTCGTGGTGAAGCTAAGATCTCTGACAAGATTATGCCTGAGACAGTATTTGCTGAAATAATACTAGGTGTTGATGGTAAAGGTGGTCTTACTCAGATAGCTATTGATTCCGGTATTAAGATTAAGAAAGATGGCAAGACTGTATCAGATGTCTTAACTAATATGGTTAAGTTTATGCCAGAGGATGACTTCTTAGAGATCTCCAATATGATTGAAGAGTCTACTATGTTGACATTGGGTGAGCATATATCTAACCCTCTTCAACTAGGAGATGTTATATCTAAGTCTGTTAATGGGCTAGGTTCATCTATGGCTGTGTTATCACAAGCTAAGTCTAGAATAAACAAAGCTACTGTAGCTGGCAATGACATACTTAACTCTGCAGTAGATGAAATTACAGCTAAGGAAATGCAAGAGGTTACTATGCAACGTGCAGGTTATGCACAGAATGTATGGAAGCGTTTGCTTGTATCATCACCTGCTACAACCGCAGCTAACCTTGCTGGCTTTGGTTCATTTGCACTAGGTCAATCAGCAGCAGACTTAATGAACTTTGGTATGGTTGGCGCTAAGGCTGTCATGACAGGCAACAAGGATCTATACAGGCAAGCTAAAGTATATAAACGTATTCAAGGGCAGAAGATGAAGAACTTCGCTGACCCTCTGACAAGCTACGATGCTTACATGAAACTGTTAGATGCTAAGCCTGACGTACAAAAGGTTCTCTTTGAGACAGTGGGTGCTGGTGTTGAACGTACAGCAGATCGTTTCGGTATTAACCCTGAGAGTAAGTTAGTCTTTGGCAAGTACGGCATTGAGAAAGTTGTAGGGGCAGCTAACGATTTAACTGGTGTGCGTATTCAAGATAGCTTTACTAAGTCTCAGATGTTTATGGCTGAGCTAGATAAGTATCTAGATCTTAAACACGGTAAGACCTTAGCTAATGTACTAGAAGAAGGTAACTTAGATCTAATTGATGAAGAGGTTACAGGCTTAGCACTAGACACAACTATGAAGTCTGTGTTCGCTAAGGACTACACTACAAAAGATCAAGCTAGAGGTGTACGTGATATGGCTAAACTAGTAGAGACATTCTCTGCTATACCCGGCTTAGGTACGATACTTCCATTTGGTCGATTCATGAACAACGTTGTTGCATCAGCCTATCAGTGGGGGCCATTGGCTTACGCTGGGCCAGCTAGTAACATCTTACGTAAGAATAGATCTCTAGGTCAAACTATGAAAGATCGAGAGGCATTTGCTCGTGCTACTATCGGGACATCTGCACTTATGTATGCAACACAGTTAGCGGAATCACAGGAAGAGCAAGGCTTAGATACATACCAATTAAAAATGGGTAGTACTATTGTTGATGTAGCTAACGTATATCCCTTATCTTACATGCTGGCAGCAGGCAGGGTAGGCAGAGCTCTGGCACAAGGAACGCCTGTAACACCTGAGATGAATAAAGATCTAGGTGAACAGTTAGCTATAGGTCAGGTTGCTAGGGACGCTCAGTTTGGAACAGACTTAAGTGCTACACTAGATTACTTTATGCCCATTGGTGGTACAAATACAGGCGGTGAGCGCACTAATATGTTCCGTGAAATATACAACGCCTTTACAGACCCCGGTAAAGAGTACGTAGAAGGTGAGCAAGCGGGTGTATTTAAACGTGCATATGAGTTTGGTGAGGGTGTGTCAGAAGCTATAGGTAAGCCTGTGGGTAACATTGTAGCTGGGGCGTTTAGACCTCTAGACCCCATCAATAAAATGGTAGGCTTTATAACGGATACGGATACAATCAAAGACCCTAGACAGGCTCGTGGTTACGGTAAGTTTAACCAGTCTGCCACCCGTTACTTCGATAACATTCTAGAAGCGCTCATGGGCGAGACAGAAAATATTACTGGTGAGAGTTTGCGTGTTGCTTCAAGAGAGGGTGAACTGTATGACCCTAATCCATTAGCTAGAATATTTGGTATGAAGATCGTGCCGGGTAGAACAGCTACAGAAAAAGCCTACTCAATGTCTGGCATGAAGTCATGGACTAAAGATCAGCGTTCTAATATACCTGCTTATGATAGAATCTTTAATGAGACTATGGCACCTATGCTTGAGAGAAGAATGGGGTTGCTTATAAATAACCCTGCCTTTAAAAAGATGGACATAACTGACAAAAGAAGTCGTGTAAATGCTGAGCTAACTAAGATGAGATTTATGGTACGTAATGTAGTAGATACTACTTCTATGGGAGAGGACCATCTACAAGTACTTAGGTATAAGGCTTTGAATAATGGCACATCAGAGCAACGGGCTAAAGCTACTAAGCAAATGAAAGAGCAAGGCATAGATGCTAATATAAAGGACTACAACTTTGATGAGTTATTAATGTTTAATGCTAAGATAGATCTGCAGCAATTAATCGCTAAAGATAAGTAAAAGAAGAGGGGGCAACTAAGCCCCCTTTTTTTATTTCAATCCATATAGTTCCGCAGCAAACCTAGCTATGAGAGCTACATCATCTAGCCTCTCTTTTGCTCTATCCTTTGGGCGAGACTCATATAGATTAGCATCTAGATACCTGTGTGCTGGTATGAGCAACGTAGTTAACTCATCGTAGAACTTTTCTTGTTTAGCTTTTGTGAGCCTTAAGGCTTCTTGTTCTAAGCTATTACTCATAGGTTTTCCTTCATAAACACTTTGACCCACTCAGCACAGATGTCACTACGTACAATGTCATCTACACCAAACTCTATGATAGGCACAGGCAGCATGTACTTCTTAGCTAAGTGTATCACTTTAGATAAACCATCAGCTTCTTTTAAGTCAGACTGTTGTACGTCACCATTGAGAACTATTGTACTGTTTTCACCTACTCTTGTCAACAGCATCTTTAGCTCGTGAGTTGTGATGTTCTGTGTTTCATCTACAATAATAAATGAATTATCAAAGCTCCTACCACGCATGAGTGCCAGAGGTGCCATTTCAATATTACCATTCTTAACTCCTGTATCTACACTACCCTTACCTAAATGTTTCTCTAACACATCAAGCACAGGCAAAGCCCACGGGTATGTCTTTTCTTCTAAGCTACCGGGTAGATAGCCTAAGTCTTTTCCTACAGCTACGTGCGGCCTAGTGATAACTATCTTGTCAATCTTCTTTGTGATATACAAGTCAGCAGCAAAGGTAGCTGTAACGTATGTCTTGCCTGTACCTGCTGGGCCAAGCACGAATACTTGTGAGTTTTCCTTCAGGGCATCTATGAACATCTTCTGCTTGTTTGTCCGTGGCAGAAGCCCTGAAGTATTCTTTTGTTCAGCGTTCTTGTAGTTTGTCTTTCGACGGGTGCGCCGTTGTTTAACTGGGATTACATTATCCATTACAAAACAATTAGCTCCGCTTCCCCGTAAGGTATATGGAAAAACTTCTCGCCTTTCATGATACGTCTACCTCTAGCTTCACGGATAGTATCGTCTGTCATTTGTGATCCTAGTATCTTCCAGCAAGATGTTAGATCATTATTGAAAACAAAGAAGTTTACTTTGTAATCGTACTTTTTTAACAGCCTTGTCTTGCGATCAGGTATACGTATCTCAGCCCAAGTAGCAGGCCAAGCTTCCACCCACCCTCGCTTAACCTCTGCCTCACTATAATACGTAACGCCATCCTTAGTTGACTCTACATCTGCATAGTAGTTTTCTTTTACAGAGGATATTTCATGACCTTCTCTTTCAAGAACTTCAATAAGCCGTACTTTAGCTGGGTTATCGAAGCGATCATACAAGTGTGGTTCAAACGGTTTTCTTACAGAGCTATTCATTATGCACTTTCTGGTACTTGGAAACAGTATGTATTAGCAGACGATTCTGGAGTAGGTCTAGTACTCATAAGACGCTCTTCCATTTCGGTAGCTAGTTGATTGCAGGACTTAACGTCCATGAATAAACCATCGAAAGCTTGTACTTTAATATTACCTTCGAACATCATTATGAGTACTAGAACATACATGTTAGAACCAACCCTTTACTTGTTCAACAAGCGCTGGGCCATACTCTGCAGTAAGGCTAACAACTTCACCAACTGCAGCCATACCAATAGCTGCAACCGCCATAAATTCAATACCTGTCATGTCAATCTCCTTTCAAGAGAGTTTTGAGTTCAGTGTAACCACCTACATGATTACCTTCTGCATCCCATATTTGAGGTACAGTCTTTATACCAGACTTTTTAAATAAGTCAAGTACCCACTTTGAGTCATTGAGAGAGTAGTACTGCACTGCAATACGACTATCCCTCAATAAACCCATAGCATTGGAGCAGTGAGGGCAGTCAACCCGCCCCACTAATACATACACGCTCATTTCAGATCCACTATCTCGCATGTGTCACCAGTACATGCCATAGTCTGGCTACCTGCAGTATTGTCCTCATCTTCGTACTGAGTAAGCTCTGTCCAGTCAATGCTCTTAGGCATAATAGATAACAGTTGCTGATACTCTTCCTTAGTACAATCTTGATAAGGTGCCTGCTGATATGTGTGATCTGAGTGTGGCAGGAAAGACACACCAGACATCTCATCGAAGTGTTCGTACACAAACGCACCTACATGTAGCCATTCGTGGTCCCGCACAGAGATCGTCACGCTAGGCTTATGCTCACACCATGAGCGTTGATACGTCAGCCACGTCTTAAGCTGCTCTATGGCTGTCATATCGTTCCTAGTGACTGCTTTATTAGGTGACTTAACCGGGAAGCTAAACACGGTAGTAGTATCACCCTTCATTACGCATGGCTCATTAGGTACACCCTTGTCTTTCATGAACTGTGTTAGCGGATCTTTATTATCACCACGGACAGTACGGATATAATAGGGACTGTGGCGAGCATGTATGCCAGAGGCACTATCCACCAGTTGCGATACCGTGCCTGACGGTTTGACGCATGTAATTGCAGCAGATACAGGTATACCAAGACGGTCAGCCCATTCAGAATTAGTAGATACAGCGATCCCACGAAGATATTCAAGTGTCTTCTCCAAGCCTTTGTTCTTATGGGTCATTAGGGGGTTGTCCATTATTCCCGTAAGTGACACACCAAGCAAGCGTTCCTCTTCTGTGTTTTTTGCCCACACCTTACGCAAGTAGGGGAACTTTGTGTATGAGGACTGAATGGTTCCCAGAATCGTAGCCAGCTTAACTTTTCTAGCCAGATCATCCACAGTATCCGTAGCACGTACAACTACCTCCGTTAAGTTACAGAATTGGTATGGCCGTAAGATGATTTCACTACACGGGTTAGTACCAAAGTCGTAGTTGCTATCCCTTCGGTTATACTTCTCAGCTTGCTTCTTGCTTGCTTGCCGATTGAATACACCACGCTCACCTGACTTACTCTCTACCAAAGACTGCCACTCACGCATGAATGTCTCCATGTCAGGCTTCTCAGTGTAGCTCACAGAGTTATTAGCTAAGGCTCTCCATGCTGCAGTCTCCCACCACTGACCTGACTTAGCGTGACGCATACGATCATCTGATAGATTACTCAATGAAATCATAGCACTACGACGAACACCACCGACTACTACAATCTGACCAATAAAGCACATCAAGTCATGACACTCTACGCTGCTTAACTTTCTGCCTTGTGCATTCTTGAAAGTTGTGATAGCAAAGTTAAATAGTTCTACTAGAGGCGCTGGGCCACTAGCTCTACCACCAAACGTCTTAAGCCTAGCACCTGCAGGACGTACCAATCCAATATCCCACTGAGGGATTTCACCAGCCCATAGGAGTGCCAACAATTGTCTGAAAGCTTTAGCCCAACCTTCCTTACTATCCTTAACGACGATTGTAGTCTCGCTGTCGAACAGTTGAGGGATCTCAGGGAGCTTACTAACGTATTGCCGTTCAACACTGAAGCCAACACCAGTACCGCAGAGCAAGATGTACATAGCCTCATCGAAGGACTTAGGGTCATCTACGGGTAGATAGCTACAGTTATACCCAGCAGTGTTGTCCCTGTCAAGTGCAGGGCCAGCAGTCATCAAGGCTCGCATAGATGGCATCACTTCCAAGTTCAAGATGGCATTGTGTATTTCATCTGACGTAGCTTGATCTACTTTGTTGTCTACTAGGTTGAGTATGTAGCGCCCTACAGTAGCACCCCAGTTCTCACGGCCTTCACCATCGTAGTACTTAGCGTAGCGTGATAGAGCAATGAAGCTCTGATAGTCTGTTGGTAGGTAGTTGTTCATTATCTGTTGTCTCCTGAGCCTTTAAGTTTACCTCGTTGTTCACGATCATCTAGCTTAGCCATGTTCATTTCCATGACTGCCCTTAGGTTGCCACCAAAGATGTTAGACAAGGCTGTTACATAAAACAGTACATCACCTAACTCTTTCAGTACTTCTTCATCAGAGAACTTAGACTTGTCACGGAATAGTTTCTTGACCTTCTCTGATACTTCACCTGCTTCACCTACTAAGCCTAGCGTATTTTCTACTAGACGTTCACGCCCTTTGGTGAATACTTTATCTTCTACAAACTGGCTATAGAAACGCACAGGATCTTTCTCGTAGTCTGTACTGTTCTGAAACATATCGAAGTAGCCGAATGCTTCTAAGTCTGTCTCGTTAATCATGGGCGCTCCTTTACATATAAGTTATCTACTTTAACATCATCTGTGTCGTAGAAAGTATCCATTATTAAATCGTATACATCCTCGCTGTGTGACTTTTCGTCTGAGGATAGTATGTTATTATTCTTATCTACTGCCATAATGAATGTTACACTGAATCTTTTAGTGTTCATTTGTGTGTCTCCACCCAACGTTTACGTAACCTGTTCAAGTACCAGATAGCTTTGTCTATATCTTCTAAACCATTCTTGTACTCGCAGCGCCACATATACTTAAGTACGTTAGCTGCTTGTGGTGCCAATGATCCAGACATATTCTCTGTCATAGCTTCAATAGCATCAATACATTCTATACCTGATTGATTGTAATGCACAGGCTTGTTTACTGGATCGTGTCCTGTCATCTTTGGTTCTTCTCTAATCATGCGTTACCTTGTGTCTTAGTGAATGCAGTAAGGCGTACAACCTTACCACCAGTACCTTCTACTTCCTCGTATATATCAGATTCTTCTGCCATGTCAAGATCTATTAATCTATTTCTCTCAGCTTCAACTGTATCATATACATAATCATCATACTGTGATACCTCTAGGAATGCCCCTAGCAAAGTAACTAAGTTGATCATCTGTGCTAAGTCTATCTTGTTTAAAGTGTTGTCTGGGTGCAACGCTATAGCTGTAGATAAGTCACCTGTCCAGTTACCATCTTCGTCATACTCTAGTGGCTTAAGTACAAAGGCTACCTCATTGTCTTTAATCTGATACGTCATTTAAGTTTTCCTTTTATGCTTAAGAGCAATGCGATCTACATCAATAGACTTGCCCTTCTCTTTCAACCATGCCTCAGGTATAACTCTGTGCGCCCACATGAACTCATTCTTGTCGCACCAATCAAAGTAACGAGACTTGGCTCCCTTATACAACTTAGCCTTAGCGTTACTGAAGACAAACCGTATGTCTAACTCAGGGTGCTGCTTTCGTACCTCCAAGTGCTTACGTCTATCATCACTATCAAAGATCCCTTTAGTCTCAATGATTATACCGTTATCTAAAACAAAGTCAGGCGTGTAAGTACGATAGCGTAGGTCTTCCCATTCTATCTTTAGTACTTCATACCTGACTTGCTTTTGTTCAGCGGTAAGGTACGCAGCAACCTCTTTCTCTAGGCCACTGCGATACCTTCTAGAGTTATGCCTACGCTTCTTCGGCGGGGGCATCTGTAGCTTCAACACCTAGTGATGCTTTAAGTTCTGCAGTCTTCATCTGACCGATAGCTTGTAAGCACCCTAGCTGGTGGTTAAGCTGGCTCTGAATCACAGAGTTCTGTTGTAACAGATTAAGAATACCAATCTGCTCTTCAGTCATGTCATCAGTGTCAAACTCTTGTTCGTCGATAGTTACTTTAGTCATTTTAGTACTCCTTGTTTAATGACACATACTCTACTGTTGGTGGCGTCTTACCACCTCTGTAGACTTTAGATGGCAAGGGTTGTAATCCCGGCCAACATTTCTTTTTGTGTGAGCAGAAGCCACACTGTTTACTGAGCTTCATGTTACCACTAGGCTTACCCCTATACGTTTCGGGTTCAGCCGTGAAGCAACGCTCAAATGGTTCATCGTTAGCGATGTAGTTGTGCGTATCTTGTATGTTACCCAGTACAGCATCCTTGTCCACAGATGCAGCAGGGACGTACTTGAACTCGCCATTACCTTTGTTGACTACCCACCATCCACCAACGTTCTTACCTGCAGCGTGTGCGTATCCTACTAGCTGTGAGACATACCCAAAGCTATCACCTGCTGCCAGTGTTTCTACATCAATGAACTTGTTAGTGTAAGACCACGGTGATGCACTCTTAACATCATCCACTGCACCGTCCAACACCATGTCGTACTCACCGCTTACCTCAGCACCACCCTCTAGTTCAAGGGTGACTCTATCGTTATCGTCAAACTTAACATCAGAAGCCCTGAGTAATCCTTTGAAGATAGCCTCAACCAGATCCCCTATGAGCATGTTGATCATAAAGGATGTTGGCTTTAGTATATCTGTCTCAGGATTATTCTTTTCAAACCAAAGCTGGCACTTAGGACGCCCTACGTTAGACATCCTAAGCTTGAACTTATCTCGTGGGCCACTGTTGAACTGCTTGTTTAAGGCTGCATCTATATCTTTGCATACACCCTCAATGATCTCTTGCGACATAGAAGCTTTACCATCTATAGCCTTACGCAAGAAAGAATGTACTGACAGTTCAGCAGGGTGTTCCATTATTCGAAGTCCTGCACTTCAACAATGCTACCCACGATGGCTGCATCTTCTGCTGAGATGTTAGCTACGTTGTTCTCATCCCACTTGCCTAGCACCCATGTATTGGTACGCTCAATCCAAGCAATGAAGTCACGTAACGTTTCGTTGTCACCATCAGAGAAACCTACACGATCACCTAGTGATGCTGTTACTTCAGCAAACTTATTACCGTTAGGCATTGACTGCTCAACACCACTCAGAGTAATGGTGTGTTCGATAGGTGTAATACCTTTGCCCATCAGTGAACCTGTAGCAGCGTTCATAGACTTGAGACTTGTAGGATTCTTAACGTCAAAGATAAAGGGTACTTCACTAGCAAACTCTACGCTATCACCATCCTCGTTAGTGGTGTCACCTGTACCCAGCATACCCATGAATACTTTGGTACGCTTTACTCGACGCATAATATCCTTAGTTGCCTCAGGTAATGCATCCCAATCTTGTACGTAACCTGATGGACGCCCCAAGTTAAACCCACCTAGTGTATCTTTCAAGTCACCATTGAGGTTCTGAGCTAAGACTGTCTTCTGTGTAGTGTTAGCTTCACTGTCCCACTTAGTCCACTGCTGACGCTCAGCAAACAAACGCATGCTAAGTGTTTCAGTGTACACTTCCTCGTCACCCTTACGTAGTTTAAACATGGGTGTGTTGACAATCTTCTTGCCATCAATACCTTGCTTAACTAATGCAGTTACACGCCACAAGTCTGACTGTGCCTGTACTGTAGTAGCTGTGAATCCCATAGCATCTGCTAGGTTCATCCCGTCTACTGATAGTGCTACTTCTGTGCTCATTATATATCCTTTCTGAGCTAAGTTAAAGAGACTAAGTTATACTATATAACGTCCTTTGTGTCAAGCCAATTCGGGCCAATCTTTGCCTCTAGTAGTAGAGGTACGTTCATCTGTATGTCATACGCTTCTTCGATAAGATTGTCAAGATCTTTATTCAATGTATCTATAGTTGCAAGCACATACTCCTTCTCGTTTGGGTGGACATCTACTACCATTGAGTCATGCACACTGTTAACTACACAGGACTGCAGCTTCTCTAGTCTAGCCTCAAGCTCTATCAACACAAGAGGTACTACATCACCTGTAGCAAACCCTTGCACTGGGTAGTTCTTGATCATAGTGAAGTGGGTAGGTGAGCCATTCTCTCTACGTGTTACATCAGGGAAAGCATACTGCCTACCACTGACGTTAGTGATCTTGTGTAACCGTATAGCCTCATCACCTAGCTTCTTGTGCCACGCAGCTACACCTTGATACTTCTCATTGAAGTGCTCATAGTAAGCGGCCTCTGCCTTAGATCTACCGTACCCTGTAGCGCCGAAAAGCGGAGCAAAGGTGTGAGCCTTAGCGTCCTGCCTGCCAGTAGGCTGACCTGCATCAGTGATAACCTTTGCAGTGTATGCGTGTACGTCAAACCCTGTGTTGATCTCTTCCATAGCTACCTTGTCTTGCGCTAAGAATGCAGCCGTTCTAAACTCAAGCTGAGCAAAGTCAGCCTCCATGATGTAACCGCCATCCCAACGTGATACAAATACTTTCTTGACCGGGAAGGTGTTACCTCGTGGCATGTTCTGCATGTTAGGGTTACGCCCACTGAACCTGCCCGTTGCAGTTATGTGCTGAGTAAGGCCGACATGAAGGTATCCATCAGGCTTAGTATAAGTATGTATGCCATCAACGAAACTAGAAAGATAAGAGCTAACAGCGCTAAGCCTTTTAAGATCAGCCAGAAAAAGTGCAGCACTTCCCATACGATTGTTTTTAGCTGTAGCAATAAGTGCATCTAAGTTATCCTTACCTGTGCTGAAACCGTTGGCGCTGATCCACTTCTTACTAGGAGCAGAGAACCCTAAGCCAGCCATCTCGTTTGTTTCTTTTAGTTGATACCCTCTAGCATCACAAGCCTTACACTTGTTAGGTCTAGCGTACTTAGTACCGTCCTTCTTTACTTTGTAAGTCTTACCACTACCTTCACATACAGGGCAAGTAAACGCCTTTGTTTTCAATATCTTAGTAGAGTTAGCACGTACTGCATCCTTGAACTCTTGAGGTGTCTTGACGTAATCGAACAGGTCAGCCCACTCTTTCTTGTTGTTAACCTTAACGCTGAACAGTACCTGCGATGCTTGCTCTGGGCTGTTGATGTTGATAGGTGTGTCACCCATAAGCTCACGAATCTGTCTATGTAGTCGTTCTTCTATCTCAGCTTTCTCTTGCTCAAACTTTAGTCGTACTTCTTGGAGGGCGGGTTGATCCACCTTGATTCCTGACATGTACATTCTTGTGAGAGTGGTACAGGTTTTGAAGGTAATGTCTCTGATGTTATGTAAGGAGGCGCAGGAAGAATCGGCGTAGGCTTCTTCTTGACGGAGGTACAACTCACGAGTTGCGCCGAGGTCAGCCCTAAGATAAAAGCTAAGCTCATCGAGAGGTATTTCATTTGTGTTGTACCCTTCTTTAAAGTATTTCTTTAGTGTGTCATCCTTCTGTACTTCTAATTCATAGCGCTGGGCACATGCATCTAAGCTTAGCGGCTCCTTCACACCACGTAGTAGTATGTACTCTGCCAACATGGTATCGTAGATCTTACCATCGTACTTGAAGCCACACTCCCACATCCACATCAGGTCATGCTGTGCATTGTGCATGATCAGTAGGGTGGTCATGTCTAGCACCTTCTGTATCTCTTTACGCCCAGCGCCTGTAGTGTCCTTCTGTTCAGTGTGGTCTAATGTCACTATGCATACGCTATCTTCTGCATCAACAGCTTGCATACCTACCTGTACCAGTGTGTTACCCGGTTCAAACGGATCTAGATGCATCTTACCATCACGCTTGGTGGTAGTGTTCTCTACATCCAATACTATTCTCATGTCTGTGTCTCCTTACTAAGCTGTGTACTGACTACGTTCACCGTCTAACTCACAATGTACTACTCCATGCCAACCACCCTTAAGCTTATTCTTTGCAATGTTCAAGTGCCTTTGTGTATCTTGTTCTTCTGCTCCTTCTACTTGTGGATTCTTAGAGATCAGAACCATTAGGTCTGCCTCCGCAGCCTTGCCTGTCTTACTACCTTCCATCATTGATTGATCTACATACACCTTGCCTTCAGCTACAGCACTCAACTGTGACATCCATATGATAGCACAACCATACTGCTTAGCTATGTTACGTGCATGGATAGCTGCTTCCTTCAAGTACACATCAGACTTATCACTTGTCTTGCTAGAGAACTTGTCACCCATATCAAGTACAACAATGTCAGGCTGGTATGCTTTGATGATAGCCTCAACCCATGTCATGTCTTTACCTGTTGAGTCATACAGTTTGATGTTCTCACGCACAGGCTCATAACGTGACGCAGCTAAGGCGTAGTTACCCTTGACCTCTTCCATTGACATAGAGGTAGCTGCACTGAGGTAACGTGCTCCTACACGCTCGTATGCTTCCTCGTTACACAACACGATACACTTGGCACCCTGACTAGCGAAACCATCAGGCCCACCTATCAGTGAGGCATGGAAAGATGTCTTACCTGTGTTAGGTCTAGCACCTACGATAACTAAGTGACCGCCGCTGATGCCCTCTACCTTACGTGTCAGTGAAGGGATGTTGAACTTCCACTTGGACTGGATGTCGTTAGCTTGTAGCAAGTTATCAATGGAGATGTCACCCCAGTCAATCTTGAGGTTAGGCATGAAGTCATCTTGATAGTCAGACAGTAGCTTACGCATAGGCTCTAAGCTAGTCTCTGTACCGTTCACATAGTCGAAACCTAAGTTAGCTATCTCTTCGCCTACTACCTGCTGAAACAGTTTGCCTAACACTTCTTCTGCTATACCCTCAGACATAGCCTCTTGCTTGCCTATGTTCTTGAAGATCTGTTTGTATACATCCTTGTTAGCTGTGGTCATTGTAGAGTTGTGCGTAAAGAACAAACCCTCTAGCTCAGGTAGTGTAAGATCCTTATCGTATGTATCCATAGCGTAGTCTAAAGTGTTCTTGATCTTACGAACATCTTTAGTGAACAGCTTGTCAGGTGTACGGATACCTTTGTTGTTGCTGTAAAAGTCCTTGCTCATCAAGGTTCTAAGTAGTGCTAGTTCCATTGTGTCTCTCTTTCTTTCTTGTCTCTAAGTAGAACGCACCCTCTGGACTAGTCCAAGCAGCCATCAAGTCTAACCATTGTTGTATTGACATGTAGATAACTTGATGTTCATCTAGCTTATCGTCATACTGCCTGACGAATACTACGTTATCGTCTGTACCAATGATTAACTCTACATCTTCGAACATGTCCTGCTGATCTAGTGAGGTTATCACTGAGGCATCTGGCTCATACTCAACCGTATACATCTTTGTTTATCCTTTCACGTTCTGCTGCACGTTGACGTTCTTCTTCATCGAACTCACGTATAAGTTTGTTATCATATATAAACTTCTTAAGTGTTGCAATCTCTTTCTCTTGCTGTTTGATCTGCCAACGCATGTCTTCTATTGTTCCTGCCATACTCATGTAT